CCCCTACGAAACCGCCCACTACACACCGCCCCCATGGAGGAGATCCTTCTGACATGTATCGCCAATTGTGTGAGCGCGTTTCATCTACTCAGCCATCCGATGGCTACCCTAGGCCTGGGTCTCCGGTATGGAGGGAGACTCGGCTTCTTTGTTGTCTGGTGCATCTTCTATGGCGCCTGGACGGCAACCAAGTGGATACTAGTTTTATTCACTTTATGTTTGGTGTTCTGGCCACTTTGGCAGCTAATCCAGCTGATCGGCACGAGCATGTATGTCCTCTGGAATGGATTTTTCCCGTCGGTGCACGTCCTATACTACGCAAGTATCTCCCGGTTCACGCTCGCATGCTTGGACCAAGCCATGTTGTTTACAATTCGCACTCTATGTTCTATGACAACCGTCTTTGGAACAAGTCCGACACAAAACCTCAAATGGCTATTCCCGGGTTGGTGGAACTCATGTGCGCAGCAAGCGCTATGGGTGCCCCATGCCCTCATGGAGCCTACTTGGATCTGCGATCAATTGGCGTTGAACCCATCATTCAACGTCACGCAGTATGTTTGGACCGCGCAAGACTATCAATTCCAGGCTATCGTGACTGCGAGGGAGATTGCGAGCATGACGTACGTGATACGAGTCCAGAAGTGGATGAGTGAGAATGCTACTGGGCTTTGGGGCCCACTAGCCGACTTGTATTCACAGATGACTGCTGCCGTCAGCCTGCTGTTTTCAGCCACCAAACCCTTCCTTCTCTTACTGACCTTCGTAGGCTACGCAGCACTCTTTGCTAGCGTTTTACTCTTCGCCTACATCCTAATCAAACTCGTATGTAGGTTTATGTCCTTTCTCCGCCCCGCACCCGTCATCTTTGTCGGCGGCAACATGGAGAATTTGCCCATAGACCAAGTCCGCAGTGATCTTGCACGGTTGGCCTCGAGCGCTTTCGCTCAGGCCGACCTAATAAATCCTGTGGCCGGCTCACATAATCGCCTTGCCGCGATGCGCCGCATAATCGAGAAGCACCTCCTTCAATATCTGTTTACAGCCTACACGCACGTTGCTGACGTCGGTGGATCACTCCGCCGGAACCAGATTTACGGCGACAGGTTGCACATTTGTCTGCCTAATGAGACTCCCGCCGACCAAGAGAGACTCATGTCATCCAGCCCTTCGGCCAATGACGTCGGACAACACAGATACAAGGACTGCCCTAAATTGGGATATGCTGCCATCTCTATCTTCTCGGCTAATCATCTGACTTTGGATGAGCTCGCCAAGATAGGCAGCAGAAGGTTGGGCCTCGTTGTCGAACACTGCTTCTCTCCCGGGACGTCATCATTGTCGTTCTCGGGTGTTGAGGAGGCCACAATCAACGTCACAAGTGGGTATGTCATGATGACAACCACCGGCGGTAACACCTACGAGCATCCCTACTACCGATGGAAGACACAAGGTCTCATCATCGGCACTACAGATGCTTGTTACTATCGCCGCGTTGCTTACAGTGAGACCTATAAAGTGGGCGTTTTTGCTTTGTACCCCTTCCGTGGATTTGCCGTACCTTCGGCTGAATTCCCGGAATTGCGGCGCAGCATCCCCACTGTGGTCGACGACCAGGTTCTTGAGACCCTTACCCATACTTTCCGTGTTTCACTGCTCGATAGCGAGTATGTCCTACGCCAGGGAGACGACGAGATAACGTTTCCCCGCGTCGCAGTTGAAGACGCCCTCATGCGCACCGTGCATTTGCCGGTGGATAACAAATACATGAACAGCGTCACTGCCAGTTGCCATGCCTCCCTGTCTCGTCACGAGATCAAACGCAATCCACTAGAGTTCGAGCAACTCGTTACCCTACTGGACAAGCAACATCGGACATACCATCACGGCGTCCCTTTGGACACCATTTTAATAGATCGACTTGCCAAATTTTCTACGGTGGGCGCCAAAATCATGGCCCCACTAATCTCCTCAGCCCCGCGTTTCTTACTCTCACGCGTACGCTCGTTCATTCCCCCTGCGAAAAGGGAGATATCTGTGCCTTTCGTGCAGGCCCCAACCGCCACCTTCGTGGCGAATCCTGGGCCGCGCTCCGCACTCATCTCCTGTTCTGGGCCGACGCCCTTTCGCCAAGGGGCCGCCAGCAATGGCGGCCATGGACCCGCTCACGACCATGCCGGCATTGTTCCCAATGCCGTGCAGAGAGAACGCAATCCACTCCCTCAACACCAGGGTGGTGGATCCGGCAATTCAGCCCCACGCAGTGTGGCTGGATCAAATAGCGGGAGAAAACAAAATCATAAAGAAAATCCACAAGCAGCATCTATCAATGGCAAATGGAGGAAGACTGACACCGTACAGACTAACGTCCGACGGAACAGTTCCCCCAAGCTGTGCCCCACAAGTGCTGGACCAACCAATCAAGCATTACCTCTCATCGTACCTCAGACTCCTGAGACGACACCTACATCAGCCCCTGACCCCACTCCCCTTCGAGGAGTGGGTGAAGCGATACCCCCTCGGTCGCCAAAACGACATGAGAAACGCAAGGGCCCAAGTGTTGTCCACGGGGAAACAGTCGCGATCATTGAGGTGCTTCCTGAAAATGGAGGCAACCCCTAGTTACACCGATCCTAGGAACATATGCACTGTGGACGATACCATCTCGTCCATAATTGGCCCGTACTTTTCCGCTGTCGACCATTGGCTCACTACCCTACCGTTTACCGTCAAAGGACTAACACCCACAGAGCGCGCAAATAAGATGCAGGCGCGCATCAAACACTTCTCCGCCGCCGTGGAGATAGACATATCACGTATGGACAAGCACGTCCACTACTTCTACACCGCCTGGTTTGACGTTGAGATGATTAAATTCCTCTTCGCCGACCACGAGATTCAGGAAGAGGTTGAGAAAAACCAAAACTTCCGCGCAAAAATATACGATCTGATAGCAACCAGGATCGCCTCTCAACAGAGTGGGCGTAACGATACTGCTTGCTTCCAGACGTTGCGCAATCTCTTTATGGTGTACACTTGCTGCAAGGCGAGTGGAAAGGAGTTTACCCTCTTTGTTGAGGGCGATGATACTGTCATCTACTGCGCCGCGGAGGATGTGGATGAAATATGTCGTTGCTTGGATGACTGTCCAAGCTTTGGCTTCCCAACGAAAATTATCCGACGTCCGAACCCGGACTTAGCTTATTTCTGCGGGAGGTACACGCTATTTCATCCTGTGGAGTGTTTAGGCGACCCTCTGCGTGCTCTCTCCAAGTTTCATTTGAAACCTGTAGGAATCCACCCGCGCGCTTATCTTTTCGCCAAGTCGTGCTCCCTGCTTTGCCTTGATGCTCAGACACCCCTCCTCGGTGCTCTGGCGCGGGGCGTTTACCATGCCACTGCTTCCAGTGCGCGTGATCGCAGGATGCGCCCGCAAATTCTTGCGGCTTTGCGTCAATTCCACTCCTCCCGACTGTTTTTACATGCTGGCGTTAGTGTGGCACTTTCTGGCGCCGCCGCTTTAGCGGCCGCCCCATATGCCCCCAGCATTCAGTCACGGTCTCTTTTTGACCTACTTGGAGTCTCAGTTGACACCCAAATTGCATTCGAGGCCCAATTCGTCTTTGCCGACGGTTGGGGTCTCCCACAGGTTATATTTCCCCTTCAAGTCAACGGGGCGAAAATACCCATGCACGTGACCATTTACGATTTGGATCACAAATTTGGTACTCCCGGTTAAACATAACCCTTTGTCAGTCCGGCTTCTGCCGCCAGTGGTGATTTGTCGAAATCCGCTGCAGACTGTTCCCGACAACACTGTTCTCACGTCCAGACGATGACGTGGGGGGGTACGGAGTAATCCCGCGGGACCTCGCAAGAGCTTATAGGCGCAAGCCCATCCCGCCCCG